CAAACTTATAAGCAAACTGTGTATCAAAAGCATATAGAAACTCTTCGTTTAAGTCAGAAGTTTCATAGTTAGTGAATCCCATTACAGGCTCAGATGGATAAAAATAACATGCTGTAGCAGCAGTAGCTCCATTAATAACAAGAGCACCAGTTGTTGTATTTAACGTGTGAGTCGTTGCTGCGCCAGTTTTTAATAAAACTGCAGGTGTTCCCAGCGAATTTACTGTAAAAACGTCGGTACCTATTGAAAACATTTGCCCAATCTTAAAAGTAGAGCCAGGAGCCGTAACCGATATATTTCCCGCTCCATCAGTGTTTCCAAGATTAACTCTTAACCTTGAACTCAATGGTTGCTGTGCTGAGGGAGTTCCGTCTGCGGCCATTGTAATTGACCCAAAACGTTTTCTAACTCTTCCCCTGAAGACATATGCATTATTAAGCTCCTCAAACGCATCATCAGGAATAAGCCATGGCTTCAGGTCACTCCTGATACCTTCATTCATTGGAGCTATAAGAAATTTATCGTAAGCCATATTATGCACCCCTTCCTATAACCAAGTAATGAAAAGACATCGCTTTTGCACCCGTGGTTGTTCTTGGACTTCCATAATAACTCAGTGTGGTTGTTGATACAGATTTTAAACGTATAGCGTCATCTGAATCCCCACTTGCAGAATCAACTGGTGTTAAAATAGCTCTGTAAACAGCAGAAAATGCAACATTGTTTCCACCCGTAGCAAAGGTGATTGATTGGTCACCACCGGCTGTATCTACTCGTCCCCACTTCAGGAGAATTCCAGATGGTAGAAATGTCCATCCCTGACTTGAATTTGCTGTTCCAGAAATAAAGTATGCAGCGGTCGCAGGAATTCCAGCACCGTTACTTTCCCTTCTAATAAATAGTTCTGTGCCATTTGGTGTATAGGTGGGGTTTTGAGTATATAACACCATCTCATTTGAAATTGTGCTTGGTGTGCTATTTTCTCTTATATGTACATACTCATGCTTACCCTGGTTAGTATCCCCTATTCCAACATGGTTTATGTCCCAAGCTGTATCTATAGCAGTAAAATTTCCTCTAATGACCGTTGATCCAACAGAGTTAAAAACTAAATCCCCATTGGCCGGCTTCGTTGGTTGCCATGCCATTATATATTCCTCCAGCCAAAGCCTTTGAAGTCTTGGTCAAGTTGCTGAGTATATATTGTTGAGACTCTCTGTTTTGTTTGTTGGACTATAGCTCTTCTTAAAACCAAAGCCTCTTGTTTTTTAAACTCAGGCATAATTAGTGCTGCACTTTCAAGATCTGAGCGATCTTCAAATATTTTCTTAGAGGCGCCGTATGCTATATATTGCCACCATTGTTCTAAGTCAGGTGAATTTCCAGCTGCAAGTAGCTCTGTAGGTCTAATATAAACCTGTAGTTCTACTCTATATGGCTTATCAGGAACTGGACGCATTACTATTTCATTCTTAAAGTAAAGAATTGTATCTGGCTGAGCTGCTGAATATGGCACAGTCTGACTTTCTATCGCAGTTCCCGAACCAGGAGCAGCACTGAAATTAAGAGTAAAAGCACCAGTAAGATAATTGATGGTTCCATTACCGTCTCCAGTCAAGTTTCCAGCTCCATCGTCATGCAGCTCTAAACCATCATTGGTAGCATCTATAGAGCTGAACATGACGTGATTTTTCAATACAGGAACAGAAGAAAGCGTGCCACTGAAGGCAACTGTAGCCCCATCTCCTGTGCTCCCTATTGAAGATATTTGGTTTTGTTTTGGATATAAGTTATAGAATTGTTCTTGTGATTGCGAGAATACGACAGGTCGTCCCGCTACATATGCTGGTTTATCCGTGTTTATATAGGTATCTGGGTCAATGACACCAGTTCCGTATGTATCAACATCTGGTTCCGTATAAAAAACAAAGTTATCCCTTAAAGTGTGAAGTTTAAGGTGCTCTGGGAAGTCATACTGAATAAATGTGTTTACATATTCATCAATATCACCATCAGATAATTGGGTTGTAGAAGGGCTTCTTGTTAGTCGCCTCACCTTCGTACGAACCGCAGCTAATGTAGAGTCTGCCATGTCTATTCTCCAATCTAATTTTAATAATTACAAAGTATTCTGTGTGGCGCCTCCTAGGTTGGCGCTAATTTCTCCTACAGGTAAAACTTGGGCAGATGCATTAACATACCATGGTATAGGTGCGGGAATAGCAAACGGATTGAAGCCTGATGTATCAATATCAATTGTGAAGGTTTTCGCTCCAGTTACTGTTATTTTCCCTTTTAACTTGTCGGCTCGAAGCATTCCGTAGCCCTTTGGCACTGTAAGCCTAACTATATCACCATCTTCATAGTTATGATCAGTTGTAGTAGTAACAGCTGCAGGATTTGCATTTGTTATTGCTGATATATGCTTAGCAGAGCGCTCAAATGTAGGGTTTGGGTTTACATAAAACCTTGGCATTAACATTCCTATACATGTTCCACTGTAATTATTTCATCTGCTTTGTTTGGTAGGTCATCAATATCCATAAATTCTAAACTTTGGAAGCTGAATCTATTTACCTTTTGTCCAACTTTCACATGTGGTTTTCCGTCTTCGCCCTGCATGTGAGCATGAACTGGATAGCTTCCGTTTTTATTTAAATGTCGAGCAACTCCCAAAGGAATGGAATATACTTGTCCATCGACAAGATCATATCTTTCTACTTTGTCCCCTTTGTATTTCTTAAAGTTAAAGCTCATTGAGCCGCCAGGTACTTCATGGAAGTGGAAAATTCCCTTAACAAGCTCACGCTCTTTGTCTCTTTGGTATGTAAGACTTTTTGGGTTCTTTCTTTTTCTGTCTGTTGTTGGAGTAGTTGCTGTTGCCATTTGCTTATCCATATTTTTCCTTTTGTTATGGGGTTTATTGTGTTTGGAGAGGATTGGAATCCAATGGAATCCAACCCAATCCAATACCAATTAAGAAGAAAATTACTCGTTATCTACACTGAATGCTTTACCGGCTTGCCAGTAAATAACATCCCCTGTATCACCAGCAGGACTATCAGTTCCAGCTGCAAGTATCATTCCTATGTATCCTTGGTTTTCAGTAGCATCATCAAGAAGGTTTTCGTAGCCCTCTGAAGCTGCCATACCCACAGGTACCATCATTGCAGGGGTAAATGGAACTGCCGCATTTGCAGGGAATGCGAATGCAGTGAATGCACTAGAATCAATATCAAGAGTAACAGTGTTGTTTGCTGTTGATATTGCAGTGACTGTTCCAGTCAAGTTGTCCATTTGTGTCATGCCATACGCTGAAGGCACTTGTAAACGAACTTCTTGCCCTACTGTATAACCATGAGTAACAGTTAATGTTACAACTGCGCTAGCAGCTTGGGTTATAGCAGAGATGTATCTGTGACGAGGATAGAATTGTGGTTCAATATTAACCGGATAGAATGAACCCGTTGTTCCAGCTAATGCTAATTGCGACATGTAGTCCAATGTAAAGCTGGTATTTGCAACAACACTACCAATTGTGAAGTCGAAACCACCCAATTGTTGTCCACTTGTTACGTTAACCATTCTTACAATGTCACCATCCTGCAATGTAGCTGTCGATGTAGCAGAAACTACCGGGGTAGCTGCTGTCGACACAGCTGTTACAGTACTATTAATAGCGCCTAATGGGCTATCTGATGTGTCTACCAATGTAAATCCGCCACTTGTTAAAGTAACGGGTGACATAGATTCATCAGCTGCTAACTTTTGGTATTCGATACCTGTGTCAGCAGTCATTCCTCTTTGCCAATAAAATTCAACTCCTGTACCAGCACCACCAGCTGCGGTTGTTGTGTAGTTATACACTCGCATCCAGTCAATATCACTTCTCAATTGAAGTGTTTTTGGGAGTGCATCAGAAGTGAACCTACCTTGTTGAACAATTGTTCCGTTAGCCATAATTAACTCCTTGTAGCACGTAGGTTAATAACCCAAAGATCGTTAGTAATCCTTGGAACTTCTGCAAACTTATACCCAACCGATGCGTTCAATGCCAATGGTCCACCTGCAATGTGAGGAGGTAGATATACAAAGCTAGCACTGTACTGGTCTTGCTCTATACACGCATATGCTTCCATACCTACGCAGAAGATATTATGAACATCTGCTCCGAGGTTGGAGGAGGTAGGCGTAATAGAACCAATAGAAGACACTAAGAAGCGAAGGTTTCCAATGGAACCCCACTCTGTTCTTAGAGCATTCATTGGTGATGGATACTGGTTTTTGTGAATGAACCCTGCGGTTGCATCCAAGTTTCCTGTAAGTTGCGTTGAACACAATGCAAAATAAGCATCTCTTACAGGAGCGGTTCCGAATTTGTCTTCACCTTCCATGTTATCGAGCACTGTATATGCATCGTTATTTAGAAGAGTTCTCACTACTTCATCAACGTCTGTACGCGTGATTTCAGTCGGATTGTCGCCGTTCACGCCGCCTGTGCAGTTAATGAAACCTGCTGTAGCAGCGAGCATATCACGTGTTAGTTGGTCTTCAGTTTGTCGAAGAGAAACACCAAGACGTTTGGTTATTTCGTTGAGAACAGGATCCTGATTTTGGAGTGTTACCTGTTCGTTCAACATTACATATGTACCGTAGAAACTTACCTTTGCATCAATGTCCACAGCGGTTGCTTGTTGTGCTGGAGGATTGACACCTGTATTACCAAGTGGAACCATAGCTGTATCAAGAGCATTATATCTCCTCATACGCAATGTATTACCACCCTTTGCAGGCATACTCTTCTTCATTGCTGGGATTTTGTGAATCATTGATGGAACAGGTACAGACAAAAGTTTATAACTAAAACTTTGCTGTACTGGCGAAGGTAAAGTAGATGTGGTTGTAATAGGCATGATTATCCCTTTACTTAAAGTTTATAAGATTTCCAATCACCAGAACGGTGACAAACTTTAAGCTGGCGAGGCTCTATACGCCCGGGTTCGCGACACCCATACGCGGTGAGCTGGCGAGGCTCGATACGCCTACGAATATGTTAACAGAAAAAATTATTGGGAGAAAAGAAAAATGGCCCAGCAGTTAACCGGGCCTACACGAAACAGAATTTTAGGATCTTTTCATAGCCTCTTGCATCTCTTTCCAGTATCTCTTTTTTACTTCATCTGTTAAAGGAGCATTTGCAAAGGCGTTAGCTTTAGACAATGGACTATCTCCTTGTTGTGGAGAAACGCTCGTTAGTGGTCGTGGTTTATTTGCATTTTCTTCTGCTTTTTGCCTGTCTGCCGCATATTTATCTTCTTGGTAAA